AATGGTCGAAATATTTTATCAATTACCAATCAAGATGGTTTTTACAAGCTAACGCATCAAATTGTTGGCAGCCCCGAAATAAGTAAGTTTTATTTTGACACCGAAAAGCAAGCGCAAGACTACGCACAATCAATGATTGTTTAGGGAGCAAAACAAATGACCCAAAAACTAAACTGGACGACAAACGATGTGGCTAACACTGATAGTCACAGCTATAGGATTGAGACCATCGGCAATAGTCATCGTGTGATTTATAGCGTAGCACCTAATCATAAGTATGCCATGCAATCAAGCGACTTTGACAGCGTATCAGCAGCTAAGCAATGGGCGCAAAACTATCATAATAAGTATGGGGCAGATAATGAATAATTTACCGTTACAGCCGTTGGTTTGGGATAGCCAAAATTATACACAAAGCGCATTTCATCAATACTTAGTACGCAAAGATGGTGAGGCTAGAAAAAATAGCAAGTCGCAATATGAGGTCGCTTACGGACGCATTAACACGCAACAGAGTTTTGATGTAGCTACTGGCTTTGCAACTCTCGACGATGCCAAAGCATGGGCTTGGAATCACTACAACGAGAAGATGCAGCCGTATGTTAAGCCCACCACCCTAGCCGATGCCGTAAATATGCTAGTCGATGCTTGTCATGGGGCGTCAGTAAAAGGCGGCTGGTGGCATGATTTAACAACAGGTGAGCCATTACAGCGCAATAAGCTAGAAATGATTGCACTGATACATAGTGAGGTTAGCGAGGCTGTAGAAGGTATTCGTAAGGGTATTAATGACGACCACCTAACACAGTACCCGATGGAGGATGTGGAAATGGCTGACGCGCTTATCCGTATCTTTGATTACATTGGTGGTCATAAATTACAGACGGCTGACGCACTGGTTGACAAGCTGGCTTACAACGCCAATAGAGCCGATCATAAACCTGAGAACCGCGCAAAGGCTGGTGGCAAAAAATGTTAGCAAGCAAGGAGAATGATGTGAGTGAATTAGACGGCTGGATAAGCATTAAAGATAAGCTACCGACCCATCATCAAGACGTTATCGTCTATCGCTACGATGGTGAGCAAAGCAGTATTGAGCACTCGCTATATTTTGACGGTCAAGTAATGGTGGGATTTGGCAACGTGGCAGATGAAGATGGGTTTTTTGACGATGTTTACTACTGGCAGCCAATAGAGACAAAAGCTCTTTATGAGGCAATGGCAATGCAGTTACAGATTAAAGGAGAGTGATTGTGAATGAGGTTTATGAATGCTGCAACTGTGGTCACGAGTATAGTCA